ATCTTTTTCTAGTCCTCTTAATTTCAGTCAAAACCTTTTCGTGTGATAAATCTTCATTCTCACTAACTATTCTGTCTAACTCTCTATTGTCTACAGTGAGTAGCTCAATCATCCAAGAAACATCATCACTTGTAACTGGACAAAATGAACTTTGTATAATAGCTGATGTAGATCCTTGTTGGAATATTGTTCTAAATAATGAATCCTGTAATGAGAGTATACTCTTCACTGTGAGTGAGTGGTAGACAGATGATGCAGTATGGAATATGCCTTGGCCCATGTGAGATCTAGCTACCTTGCCAGGTAATGAATAAGATGCATTCACTTTCTCATACATGTCTACCAACTCAAATGGTACCTCAAAGATCTTGAATTCAGATAGATAACAGACCAAAGCTGGGATATAAGCTTCAGTTGTATGTCTAGACATCATGGATGACAACATTCCAAAAGTGCATGTATTAAAATTTGGGCCCCATCTAGTCTGATCCATTGTGCAGAATATTGAGTTTTCATTCATTATCATTTGACTGAACCTTTCCATAATTATAGGATATCTATTTTTTACAGTTAGCATCTGATTATCAATTTGTTCTGACATTTTCTCAAAGAATCTTTCAGCTACTACTTGAAGCACTCTAAATTCACCAGTAAGCACACTTATTTCTCTGTCCCCTCCAATTTGATCTTTGGGAAACAGCCACATCATTAAATCTGGGATTCCCTCCTTATTTAGGATCTTAATTGCTAAATCTGATGTTGAATTACTATTGTACACTTTGGTCAGGCTCTGAATAGACTGGAGAGCTATCGAGTTTTTACATTCAAAAGTATCATAGCTCGCCTTGGCAGTCATGAGCTCCTGCAGACATGGAAGACCTCCTTGCAGATAAGAGTAATTAAAATTCAACTTTACTATCTCTAGCTCTAATACAACTATGCTAGCTGGAGTGAATGTGAATCTACCCTCAGTCTGCTCTGATATATCATCTTGAAGTTTAAAGTGTGATCTATAGAAACTTTCTAAATTATCTTCTGAAAGACCTCTCTCAAAATCTTTGAATATCAGCTTAACAACCTCTTCATTAATATCATACATCTCTAGCTCCTCAAATAACTCTTTACAGATAGTTGACAAATGGTGTGTTCGACCATATATTTTGGATGGACATAAATTTTGTAAAAATATCTCATAGCCAATGTTCTTGAAACTCAGACCGTAACATGGAGTTCTTCCTTTATGATAAAAGTGATTCAA